CAACAGATCACCGCGTTCCAACGACTCATCTTCTGCAAGCTCCCGAAAGCCAGTCGCAGCCCACGCACCATCAAACATTGGAGCCGCTAAAAACTGCTCCGGTGTTGCTGGCCTGTCCCAATCACGCAAGTTGATGCCTTGCTCTGCGTACCAATCACGCGCCAGCGTCCAGCAGTCATTCACTGCCCAGGTCCACTGACGACCAATCAACGGTGCTTTGTAGCCGCAAGGTGTGTACTCGCCCCAAGTCTCAGTCTTTGGGTTGACGATGTACCAAGGCAGGCCGTGTTTCTCTGCTGACACCTTGTCGGCCTCGCTTGGAACTGGTGCGGTCTTCGGATGGCTGTGCACAATCCCGACGATCTCACCTGCATCGTCTGCAGCTGCATAATCCTCAGGGTTGAGGATGAACATGTCTTCCAAGTTGTGCGCCATGTTCCGGCACGCCCAATACTTTCTACGCCCTTTGACCACAACAACCAAACCAACCGCTTCCCATGGATCGCGATCTTTAGCGTCTTGCAGTGCTGTGTCGCGCCAGGTCATGCGAAGAACGTTCCAATGCCGGGGTAGCCACCAAACGGTAGCTCTTTGTTTTCACCAAATCTGCACTCACAGCTGCTCTGACGTTTGCCGCACACGTCATCAGCCTCAGTAATTGGATTGCCAATCTCGTCTTCAAAGGCGTCGTTAGCCGTGAAAAACCTGTAATTAACCCCATCAACTGTTTTGCCTGGGCCAACAGTCGGGTCATAACCACACTCAGCAGACTTGTAGACCCACTGACAGCGGCTGATGCACTGACGCTTTGGTGCTCGGACACCAGCAAGGTCAAACGCTGAGGCCAACTCAAACTCAATCAGGTTGCGGTTTTCAGCCGATTTGCGGTCAACGTAATAAATCTCTTTCGGAAAAATTGCTGTGCTGTCCGGCGTTCCATGCGGGTTGCCTGAGGACGAAAACGCTTCAAAGAAATCGCCTGACTCAGTTGTAAGCCGGTCACCGCCTTCAGTGACCAGCAAGAGCGTTTCACTCCTGAAGTTCACATCATCGATGTATCGCGCCAAGGTACGGATGCGCGTGACCTTTGCGCCCTCTAAACCGTTTGGCAGCGTTGCAATCAACGCCGTAATCGTGCTGAATAGGTTGCTGATGCGAAGCGTTGGACGCGGCAAGCTGCCCTGACCGTTGTATGCAAAACCGTCAGCCTCCATCGGAATGGAGGTGTAGAGCTGCCCACCAAATGTCACGCCCTCACCGTCGTTCTGGCGACCACCGTCGAAGTAGTACGTCTGATTAACGCCATGCTGATCAGCATTCAGCTCAAGCTGAAACAGCTCAATAACCTCCGTTGGGGCGATGCCTTGGAGCTGACTGGTGATATCGGCGCTGGACTGCTGGTCGTCATAACCAGCGTTCCAGTAGCCGGTGACGACGTAGGCCATGCTTAGGCAGTAACAGCTTTAACTACGGCAAAACCAATGACGATGGCTTCAGATAAGGAGCCACTGGTGATGTTGCGGACGTTGATGCTGGCTGAACCTGCAGCAGCTTGTGCATTAAGCAGATAAGACCCAGCCGTGCCGCCGCTGACGTGGTTCAAGACAATGATGTCAGTCGCTGCAACCGTGGTGTTAGTCAGCGTGAAAGACACCGTGGTGTCAGCTGCCAATGCAGCACCGTTCAAAGTGATTTGACCGCACTTTTTGCTCAACGTCACGCCTGTGCTTTTAGACGTTGACTGCGTAACCGCACCACCATCGCCGGTCACATAGCCAGCTTTGTTGTCGCGAAGATCCGTGAAGTTGGTGTCAACCTCGGTGTGGGTGAGCGGGCTACCCTTTGTGGCTCTAGTGGTGATAGCCATTACGGTTCAAACACTTCGCGGAATGTTGCCTGTATCGTAGCCCGGTTCAAGTAAGGGATCGACTTCGACCAGTCTTCACAAACCCATTTGTAGGTTGTGCTTTCGCCTGGTGGTTGCCAGTCAAAAGATGCGTTGTCACTGGCGCGTGCATCCAAGAACGTTTCAATCGTGTCGGCATCAGTTTCTGACACCTCAAAAGTTAAGGACCAAACCTTGGGATTTTGGTTAAGGCCAAAGGTAAGGCGCTGTTCATAACCGTCACCGAAACGCACAGTTCGCACATTGGGCTTGTTGGTCTTCTGCGCGTTATACGTTGGCGTTATCGAAGGGAAAGTAGCCATCAGCGAGTCAGCAGTCCTCCGGGTCGTTTTTGCTTGATCAACTCAGCCTGGACAGCAGCGCCAATCGCTTTGCCCAGTTGCTGAGCAGATGGACCGTCGCCTTGAACAGACGAACCAGAAGCATCAACGTTTACGGTCACATTAGCCCCGCCCATTGCGTTGTTTGGAACGATATTGCCCTGCGCTCCAGGGACAAACAACTCAGGACCACGCTCGCCAACCATGTAAGGCCGTCCTGAGCTAACTGAGCCGCCGAGTGCTCTTTCTCCAAAAATGCTGCTTAGCAAGCCACCTGAGTCCTTTTTACCAAATCCAGTCGGAACACCAAACAAAGCCAGGTTGACGCCGACATCGAGAAGTTGGTTGGCAATACGCCGCAGAACATTTGAGGCCACCTCCCCAAGTGTTTTCGTACCCTCAACGGCAGCACTGATGCCTTCTACAACACCGTCTTTTATTGTCGCGCCGATCTGCTCGTAAATTCCTCTCATCTGCTCCGCAAGTGTAATCTGCTCTTGCAGCGCTTTGTTGCCCTTTAGGTACTCTTCTACGATCTTTTTAAGCGGCTCTGGCATATTTTCTGTGGACTCTCGTACCAACTGGCGGAAAGTTGCTTCCTCGCGCCCGAACTCTAAAGTCTCTTCTAAAAACTGTTTTTGTTTTTCTAGTGGATCAAGCGTGCTGCGCTCTAAGTTAAACCTGACCATGCCAATCTTAAACAGGTCGTTAGCGAACTGAAGCTGGCTTTCCTTAAATCGGGCAGTTCGTTCTGACTCTGCCATTTCTTTTATGCCAAGTTCGGCATTACGGGCTAAGAACTGTTGACGCGCTTTATCTATTTCAAGAGTTTCTTTCAAACTAAAGTTTTTGTCTAGCTCTGCTTGTGCGATTTGGGCGTCAAGCGTGAGAGTGCGGCTTGTAAGTGTGTTTCTAACGCCAAGCAAAGCAACTTGCTCCTTAAGGTTGTTACCGCCAAGATTTTGAAGATCTGTAGGCGTAACAATCGTAGGAATATCATCCTGTTTGAACCGACTCTGCCCAAGCAGGTCTTTCATAACGTCTACTTTAGCCTCACCGGGGACAAAAGACGTAAAACCTCCTTCGTCTTGCATCCCAGGAAAATTAGGATCAAATTTAGTTGTAGAAGCGGTTCTACGCTTTAGCTCTGAGCGCATCAGCGCTGCTTTTTCTGGAGTAAGATTTTCTAAACGGGCATTAAATCTTTGCTCAGTGGTAAATCGTTCCAGGACAGAATTAACGATTGCCAGGAACTTTGTGAGCGGGCCGGATACAAGTGAGAATAGCTGCGTTGTTAGCAAGCCCCAAAGCTTGGTGATTTGTTTTGTTTGCTTGCCCAGCTCTCGCAGGGACATGACGCCCTTGTTGCCGATTTGATCAGCAAGTTGCCCTGTTACGAGTGCGGCCAGTTTTCCTACTTCACCTGTGCGTTCGTATTTAGCCGCCAACGCTTCTTGAGCTTCATCCGCAAAAAGGGACTTCTCGCGTAAAAGTTCGAGAGTGCCGGTGGTGCTGGTTACTTTGACGCCTACCTCTGCTGCAGCTCGACCAAACGCTTCAAGCTGCGAAACGATTGCAGAGCCCGCGATAGCACCGCCTAGTCCGCCTACTGCACCACCGAGACCGCCGCCGAGAGCTTGAATAGGGCCACCGCCAAACAAAAGCGGGAAGCCTGCTCCTGTAGCGATGTCTCTAAACCGAGTTGACTGCGTAAAACGATTACGCAATCTGCCAAAAGTCCCTGGGCCGCGCTCAGGGCCTATGGGCTGGCTATACATAGTTGTTGGTATGCCTTTTCTATTTGACGTGTCGCCTAGCCGCCGGTTTACTTCTTCGATACGCGCAGCAAACTCCCTGTAAATGTCGCTGCCCCTGTCTACGTCTGCAAGAACATCTTGAAGGACTTCTTGGTACGTCTGCAAAGCTTTTGTTGTGTTTGCAGGCTCAAACTTAAGCAGGTCGTTTAGCGTGGCCTTTCCTGCAAAATTAGGAAAACCTTCGCCGCCTACTTGCATAAGCTCAAAAGCTTGTGCAGTTTGTCTTGCAATTTTATCCAGGTGCTCTAAATCTTTTACAGCAGCACTAAAATCTAATTTTGTTATCAAGCGCTGTAAATCATTCCAGTCTCGGGAGTACTTTTTGACCTCTTTTTGAGAGGCTCTAACCATTGCGGTTGTATTTCTGATCGCATTAGCACTGCCCATAAGGGCGTTTGAAGAGGCCAGGAGTTCCCTATTGGCCTCCATCTGTGCTTTTTTGTTTTCTTTTATTGCTTTATTTCTTTCTCTTACTGCTGCCGTAGATTGCTTTTGTTCTTGTACGTCGCCAGTAATTTTTAATTTGTTTACGTCTTTTGCGGCATTCTTCAGCTGCTGAAGCTGTGTCAACAGCGATTTGAGCTGCTGCGCCTGTACGTTTGCTACTACGTTTATGCCGTATTCGGCCATGGCTAAACGCAGGAACTACTCAGTCAAGTCTATCGCGCTGACATCGTTCTGGCCCCTTTGCCTGAACGCGCACGGTCCATCACCTTTTCCTCCTCTTCGCCTTTTATCTCGTAAAACGCGGCCCAGCCGACAAGCTCTTCTATTGTCAGGTTCTCTGAGAGCTGCCTGACTGTCATCCCCAGCTCCTTGGCTAGGGCATAAAGAAAGAACCAGTCGGAATCAGCTTTTCAGGTTTGCCTTCGCTTCCTCCACCTTGTTTTCGGTACCGGAGGTCAGCATGGCCATTTGGATGTCCTGCAGAACAGCGGCTTCCACAGCGTTTCTAAGAACAGCTTTTTCGCCGTCCTGGAAAAGACGCTTGCCTTCTGAATCCAGGGCTTTCTCAATCATCAGGCTCAACGCAAAATCGCCCGCGTCGTCTGTACCTGCTTTTTTCTGGATCGACTCGCGTTCAGCGATGGTCAAAGGGTGCCAGTACACCTCCAAAATCGTTTCACCATTATTTTCAACGACGTGCTTGTAGAGCTGACTGACACCAAAGTTGTTGCGAAGAAGCTCTGCGGCTCGCATAAAAGACTAATGTGCTTTAAGCACAATACTACGCTGTTGCCGTAAATTGGCAAGAAATCACAGCAACAAAATGGGATCGATCTTGAATGTTCAAGGGGGTAGGCCCAATAACCTCTAAAACACGGGGTTTTGTACTAAAAGAATCGACGTAACCGGGGGCATTGACTGATGTCAGTCCATCAATCACAGATTCGCTAATCGCAGATAAGACTGATGTTCCAGCGGACTTCGGAACATAGACGTTGCACTGGATCGTTCCAGCGTAATAGTCCTGCGCTGCTCCTTGGTTTTGGAGCGTGGACTGGCCAAAGTTGACCGTCATCAAAATGTACTTCTTGGTTTTGCCTGGTGTCGTGAAGGCCACGTTGTCGTAGACCATCAGCACTGTGTTATCAGCAGCTGCAACCGTGTCGGTAACGGCTTTTTCAAAGGCGGCGCGGGCGTTTACGAGAGTCATGTTTACAGCTCCTTGTAGTCAATAAACTCTTCCCCGGCTTGAGAACCGAAGAAGCCCAGGCCCTGAGCGTAAGGCGAGTAGTTGCCGCGTCCAGTAGCGCGACCCTTCTTATCAAACTCGATGTCGCGGAATGCGACAGATATACGAGGCGCTTTGCCCGCTTTTTCTGAAAACATCTCTTTTACAAGACTGCCCAGTTCGGGGCCTTGCACAAAGTTGGCCACAATAGGATTTTCCAGGGCGTAAAGCGCGTACTCCGTGGAGTTGCCGATAAAAACACGGCGCTTGTAGCTGTACTCCTTTTTAACCGGAAACCGGGGTGAAATTGCTGACTGCCGCTCTGGTGATTTCTGCTGCACAGCCTTGTCGTTGGCCTTTTTGTACTCGCTCCATGGGGAGTGTTCTTCTACAGGGTCCTCAGGCTGAATCGGTTGGCTGGCTGCTTTCCAGCTGGACGCAAAAAATCCGGTGTAAACAGGACTGTTATCCGCCGTCGAAAGGCGTTGGTGGATGACTTTGATTAGAGCGTTAAAGCTCTCCTGCAGATGCTGCTCCAGGTCAGGTATCGCTTCTTCAATCGGTTTTTGCTTAGCCATCAGAACCTCACCATGACCACAAACAGATACTCTTGGTCGCCCTTAAAGGTGTCGATTGCTGTTATTTGAGCAACGCGGTTAGAACCTGCGTACTTGAGCGTGATGGTGTCCTCAAAGGTCGGTTGGTTATCCCCGATTAAATCAGGAGTGATATACAGCTTTGCTTCGCGCTCTTCGCGACCCTCCTCTTCCTGAGCACGCACAAACTCGACTGGAACGTCAAACGAGTACGCCGTATCAGTCGTTGTCAGCGCTCCAGTGCTCGTGTTGTAGGTCGGAGATGCCTTGCGGGTGTACGTGATCGTGTGATCAAACGACTTGCCCAAGTC